CGCGTAATGTCTGGCCTTAAAGGCGATGTGGCTATTCCAAAGCTTGCTACTGGCGTTTCTGCTGGTTTCGTAGCAGAGAACGGTGCAACCGCAGAGGTTAACGCAACATTCTCACAGATTACAATGTCACCTAAATCACTGGGCGCGTTTACAGACGTATCACGCCTGCTGATGATCCAGAGTGACCCATCTGTAGAACAGATTGTTCGCGATGACCTGCTAAACAGCATCGCACAGAAAATCGAAGATGTAGCTATCGAGGGTGGCGGTTCTAACGAGCCAACAGGCATCACTGGTACTACTGGCATCGGTTCTGTTGCTATCGGCACAAACGGTGGCGCGATTGCTTGGGACGATATTGTTAACCTTGTTAAAGAAGTAGAAGTAGACAATGCCGCTATTAACGGCAACTCACTTGCCTACCTGACAAACCCGAAGGTAAAGTCACTGATGGCGTCTACTGCTAAAGTATCTTCTACTGATAGCGTAATGTTGCTGGATGCGCCTTGGAACAGCCTATATGGTTACAACTTGGCAATCACCAACAACGTACCATCAGACCTGACAAAAGGTACAGGCACAGCGTTGTCAGCTATGATCTTCGGTGATTTCTCACAGTTGATGATGGGCTTCTTCTCTACACCTGATATCCTGATTGACCCTTACACAGCAGGTTCATCAGGCGCGGTTCGTATCCGCGTGATGCAGGAAATGGACATTGCTGTTCGTCATGCGCAATCATTTGCAGCTTGCTTGGACATCGATGCCTAAATCTAAACAGCAGGGGCGGTATCAGCCGCCCTTGCTATCTTTATAGGGGATTGTGATGAAGGTTAAAATTACGCGCACTTGTATGGTACAGGGCAAAACAGCAGAGGCTGGCACTGTAGTAGAATTGCCAGATAATGTCGGTTTAGATTTGATTAACATAGGCAAAGGGCAGCCGCATGATGATACAAGCATGACAGACCGCGCAGTTGGCCTTACTAGAAAATCTGCTGGCTCACTTGTTAAAAGAAGTGCGAAAAAGAAATGAAGATTTATATCAAAGAAGATTGCGTAGGTGATGGCAAGGCTTTGGCAAAAGGCAAGGAATATGATTTGCCTAACACTATAGCGCAAAAGCTAATCGACAGAGGCTTTGCATCTAAGGATGCGCCAGTTAAAAAGGTTAAAACTGAAAGCGCAGAATAATGGCTGTAGAAACCGCAGACGATAGAGCAATATTTTTTGGTACTGATGATTTTGGTATTACTGCGGTATATTTTCCGCTAGCTGGTGGTCAGTCTAACGTAAACGGTATTTTTGATAACGAATTTATAGAAGTTGACGTGGGCGGTAATATCGGTGTTGCGATGCAACAAAAACGCTTTGTATGCAGAACAGCAGACGTTCCTAATGCAGCAGAAAATGACCAGTTTCGCATCAACGGTTTAGACCACTTTGTTAGAATAGTGCAGGATGATGGCACTGGCATTACAACCTTTGTTTTAGAAGTACCAGCATAATGGCGCACGTTAGAAAGCAAATTAGGGATGCAGTAGTTACAGCGTTAACTGGCCTGTCTACAACTGGCAGCAATGTTTACCGCAGCCGCGTTTTCCCTTTAGAAAAAGCTAAGTTACCAGCTTTGGCTGTTTTTAGTAAATCAGAGGCGGTAGAGTTTGACACGCTACACATACCGCGCTCTATAAACAGGGTTTTAGAAATTGGCGTAGAGGCGTTTGTAACTAATATGACAAACGTAGATAACACGCTAGACACGATTGCTGTAGAAGTAGAGGAAGCTTTAGCAGCAGATGTAACGCTTGGTGGCTTGTCAAAAGATTTGCAAGTTACCGCGTTTGAAGCGGATTATACTGGCGATGGTGAAACCACGCTTGCTATAGCCCGTTTCACTGTTGAGGTGCAATACCGCACACTTGAAAATGACGTAGAAACTGCCGCTTAATAGGAGATTTTTAAATGGCAACTTTAGTGGGTAAAGACGGTGTTGTAAAAATCGGCAGCAACACTATTGGCGAAATTCGCACGTATTCTTTAGAGCAAACAATGGATGTTATCGAAGATAGCAGCATTGGTGATGCAGACAGAACGTACACCAGCGGTCTGAAAACATTCAGCGGCTCTATGGATGTATATTTTGATGATACAGATACAGGGCAGCTAGACGTACAGGTAGGCGATACAGGTACAATAAGCGTTCAGGTAGAGGGTGACACAACAGGCGATCACCAGCTATCAGGTTCTGTTATTGTAACAGGACGCACTATTACCGCATCATTTGACGGTATGGTAGAGGCTTCGGTTTCATTCCAAGGCACTGGCGCACTTACAGAAGGCACTGTCTAAATTATGTCACTTGGTAATCAGATTGCGGCAAACCGCAATAAAGAAAGGCGCGTAATCGAAGTCCCCGAATGGGGTGATGATGCGCCAGTTCTTTTGTATGTTGGAGCGATTACGGCAGGCGATATGGATAAGTTACAGAGAAAGCATAAAGACTTTCTTAATAACATGACTATCGCAGGCATGATTGACCTGATTATAGCAAAAGCAGAAGATACAGACGGCAACCGCGTATTTACGTTAGAAGATAAAGCAACGTTGATGCGCGAGCCTGTTAACCTTATCGCAGATATTGCTGGCAAAATGTTTGGCGATGTTGCAAGCGTAGAGGAACAGGAAAAAAACTAAAAAGCGATCCGTTAAGGCTAAACATGATGGGCTTGGCGGATCGTTTACACAAAACTCAGGGCGAGATAGAAGAATTGAGCCTGTCAGAGTTTAACGAGTGGATGGCTTATTTTAAGGTGATAGAAGATGGCAGACCAAAATCTTAAAATTCAGTTAACAGCCATCGACAAAACGCGGCAAGCCTTCTCATCTGTTCGTGCTGGTCTAGGCCGCGTTGGTAAATCCATTGTAAATGTTAGAACAGCACTTGTCGGGTTAGGTGCTGGTGTAGCGTTGAAGCAATTCGCCACGCAGATAGATGATTTGGCAAAAGCCTCATCGCGTTTAGGGCTAACCGTAAACGAATTGCAGTCTTTACAGTTTGCCGCCAGCCAGACAGGGGCATCAGCAGAAGAGTTAGAAAAGGGGCTGACACGTTTTAGCCGCGCTATCTCTGAGGCGTCTACTGGCATCGGTACTGGCCTGCGGTCTTTTGAGGCGTTAGGAATTAAAGTTACTGACGCACAAAACAATCTACGCCCTACCAGTGAATTATTAGACGAAGTTTCTGACCGTTTAGCGCAGATAGAAAGCCCTGCCGATAGGGTGCGTATTGCTTTTGATTTGTTTGGGCGGTCAGGCGTTAACCTTGTAAACACTTTGCAAAACGGTTCAGCAGAGGTTGAAAAGCTACAAGGCAAATTTAACGATTTAACGCTGACACTTACAGATGATCAGGCTAAGGCCGTAGAAGAGGCAAACGATTTATTTGATGCTTTAGGCAGAACGTTTTCATCTTTTGGGCAACAAATAACCGCTTTTGTTTTACCGCCTCTGGCTAACTTTGCAAAGCTACTAACACAAAAGATTGTTTTAGGTTTTGCTGTTGCTATTGATGGAGCTAGAGATTTCGTTAACTTCTTTATTGATGCTTTTAATAAAGTAGGCGAGGTTATTACCGCCTTGCCTCGTATTGATAACGTAATTTTTGGCAAAGAATTATCTACCAATTTGCGTATGATTTCTAATCAGTTCAATTATGTAGAAGAATCTACTGGCTTAGTAAAAAACAGCATAGACGATTTAACTAAATCAAATGAAGAGGCAGCGGAAGGCTTTAGAAATGTTAAATTTGAGGTAGCCAGTGTCGGTGTCACCTATGATGAAATCGGCAACAAGATTACAAATTTAGGCGAGCGCAGTAAAACAGCATTTGAAAAGTATATAGATGCAGCTAATGATATGAAATCTGCAACAGAAAAAATGGCTATCGATGGATTAGGCCGTTTAGAAGATGCGTTTGCTGGTATGGTTACAGGCACTATGTCTGCTAAAGATGCGTTCCGTTCTATGGCTAATAGCATTTTATCTGATTTGGCTCGTATAGCCGCGCGGAAAGCTCTAGGCAGTATTATGGGCGGGATGGGCGGTGGCGGCAATCCACTAGGCGCACTATTTGGCGGCTTTAGAGCGAATGGCGGTGCAGTAACGGCTGGTAAGGCTTATATGGTTGGGGAACGCGGTGCAGAAATGTTTGTGCCTAATCAAAGTGGCACTATAGTTCCTAATAATGCTATGGCAGGCGGCGGCGGTGTAACCGTTAATCAAACTATCAATCTAAGCACTGGCGTAGCGCAAACCGTCAGAACAGAGGTAATGAATATGTTGCCGCAGATACAAAACGCAGCCGTTTCTGGCGTTCTAGACGCAAAAAGGCGTGGCGGTTCATTCGGCACAGCATTCGGGGCATAAACAATGGCAATAACTTATCCGCTTACATTCCCCACATCAGGCGTAGCAAGCATAAATTTAATAGCGCGTAATGTTATCGGCACTACAGTTTCGCCTTTTAACCTAAAACAGCAGGTGCATAAACACGCAGGGCAACGCTGGGAAGCAGATATAACTCTGCCGCCTATGAAACGCGCACAGGCAGAAGTATGGATTAGCTTCTTTATGAAGCTATACGGCTCTTATGGCACTTTCACTATGGGCGATCCTAATGCGGCTACACCGCGCGGCACTGCGGCTAGTACGGCTGGAACGCCAGTAGTAAATGGCGCATCGCAAACTGGTGACACGCTAAACATAGATGGCTTGCCTACATCAGAAACAGGCTATCTACTAGCAGGCGATTATATACAGTTAGGCACTGGCACTAGCGCACAATTATATAAAGTGCTTGATGATGTAGATACAAACTCATCTGGTGAGGCGGCATTAACTATCTGGCCTGATTTGCGTAGCAGTCCTAGCGATGGGGCTACAGTGGTCGTTAGCAGCGCGATTGGCCTGTTTAGATTAGGCACTAATGTAACAGATTGGCAGATTAATCAGGCTGGCTTTTATAGCATGACATTTGGGGCGGTAGAGGCATTATGACACGTTCATTAGGCACTGATTTTACAAACGCGCTATCGGCTGACGAGGTACAGCCGTTTTTTGCTGTTGAAATGGATTTTTCTGGCGGTGCTATACGTTTATGGACAGGCTACGGTAACATTACTATCGACAGCGACACCTATATAGGCGCGGCTGATTTTATGCAGATTGCTACTGTAGACGAAACATCAGAGATTAAAGCTACAGGCATAAACGTTATGCTTAGTGGGATACCGTCTAACCTGCTATCTGCTGCTTTGTCAGAGAATTATCAAGGCCGCGATATTACTATGTATTTCGGCACGTTAGATAATACAGGCGCGATAAACGATACGCCTTATGTTTTGTTTAAAGGCATAATGGACGTAATGAACATATCTGAAAGCAGCAACACTGCCAACATTAGCATCACTGGTGAAAGCCGTTTGATTGATTTGGAAATTGCCAGAGAAAGGCGTTATACTAGCGAGGATCAAAAGATAGATTACCCTAACGATAAAGGGTTGGAATTTGTTGCAGATTTGCAGCAAAAACAGATAATTTGGGGCTAGATAATGTCTTGGTTTTCCAGCTTTGTTAGAGGTGTAACGGTAGCAATTCAAGACCCCGCTACCCTTATTACCGCTGCAGTTTATGCGTTTACAGGTAATTGGGCTATGGCTGCTACTACAATTGCGTTAGCAGGCGCAAATGTAGCTTTAACGCCTCCGCCTGATTTGCCAAATTATAACGATTACGCATCAGACGCGCAAAATAGAACGCAGATGATTAAACAGCCTACGCATCCGCGAAGGTTTGTATATGGTAAAACGCGCGTTTCTGGCTTGCTGGCTCATGCAGAAAGCACCGACAGCGACCAAAAACTGCATCTTGTTATTCTGGTTGCAACGCATGAGATAAACAGTTTCGATACTATTTACATACAGGATCAGGCTTTGACGCTTGACGGCTCTGGTAATGTTACCGCGCCATCTCAATACGCTGGAAAAGTGCGTATCAATACGCATTTGGGTACGGCTGGACAGCCAGCAGACGCAGATTTGATTGCAGAAAGTGGGGTAGGGTGGTCTGCTAATCATAAACTATCTGGCATCGCCTATATTTATGCGCGATTAGATTTTGACACCAACGCATTTCCTACTGGCATCCCTAGCATTTCTGCACTTGTAGAAGGCAAAAAAGTTTACGACCCACGCACTAGCACTACGGCTTATAGCCCCAATCCTGCGCTATGTATCCGGGACTATATTATGGATACTACTTATGGCGTAGGTGCATCAGCCGCAGAGGTTAATGATACAAATTTTATATCTGCTGCTAATATATGCGATGAAAGTGTAGCACTTGCGGCTGGTGGTACAGAAAACCGCTATGAATTTCACGGTGTAATGCAAACCAGCAACGCCCCTAAACGTATTTTAGAAGAAATGGTAACAAGTTGCGGTGGGATTATTTCTTATGTGAATGGCAAGTTTACTATAAAGGTGGCTAAATATGTAGCCCCTACAGTTACTATAGACGAAGATGATATCATAGACACTGTTAATGTGCAGACGAAGCGTTCAAAGCGCGATAATTATAACGCGATTAAGGGCATATTTTCGCCAGATGTTACTAACTACGTTGCGGCTGATTATCCTGCGCTTACATCCAGCACGTTTGAGGCAGAGGATGGAGGCAGCAGAAAGTTTTTAAATTATAACTTGCCCTATACAGTATCTAGTCCGATGGCGCAAAGGCTGGCTAAGATTGTTTTATTCCGCAACAGGCAACAAGTATCGATGCAGCTAAACTGCAATTTAAAAGCGTTTGACATATCAGTAGGCGATAATATTTATGTAACTAATTCTCGTCTAGGATTTAACCAAAAGGTTTTCCAAGTAGCTGAGTGGTCATTTAGCGTTAAATCTGGTGAGCAAGGCGATCCGATTTTGGCTGTAGATTTATCCCTGCGCGAGAATAATAGCGCGGTCTATGATTGGAACGCTAACGAAAAAGTATTTAGCCTAGATAATACTACACTGCCATCACCGTTTAATCTGCCAGCCCCTACGCTAACGGCTACAGATGAAGCGCAAGTAGTAAATCAAAAAATCACGGCTGTACTGGTAGCCACGCCATCATCTACTAGCGTCTATGCTAATCAATTTGAGGTGCAGGCAAAGAAATCGACAGATACTAACTATATCTCGTTAGGCGTATCATCATCCCCGCGTTTTGAATTGCATAACGTGGTCGCTAATACTACCTACGATGTTAGGGCGCGTATTATATCGCAGCAGGGTATCTTATCGCCATATACTACCATCCAGCATTCTATTGGCTCTACACCTACGCAGATTAGCGATGTTACTAACTTTAGCGTAAACGTAAACGGTCAAAACGCAGATTTAAGCTGGACGCCTTTAACCGACCAGACGCTTTCACATTATATTGTGCGGCATTCACCGCTAACAACTGGCGCAACATATGCTAATGCTAAGACAGTAGCGGCTAAGATATCACGCCCTGCGTCTACGGCTACCGTACCAGCGCAGACAGGAACTTACTTCATCAAGGCAGAAGATAAGCTAGGCGGTCAATCAGCAAACGCAGATAGTAGCATCGTACTGGTATCTGCCCTGCAAGGCTTCCAGAATGTTAGCAGCATAACTGAGCATCCCGATTTTGGCGGCACTAAAACTAACGTAGTTATCGTTGATGATAAATTGCAGCTAGATACTTCGGATTTGTTTGACCAAGCATCTGGCAATTTTGACGATGCAGTAGGCTTGTTTGATGGCGGTAATGCATCAATATCCGCTACAGGCACTTATGAATTTGAAGATTATATAGATTTAGGCGCAGTACATACCGCGCAAGCTACCTATACGCTACGAGTAAACCAGTTATCGCAAATTACAGGCGCGACCACTAACGTAGGTGCTACCGATGTAGATATATTTGTAAGCACTACAGACGATGATCCTGCGGCTAGCCCTACTTGGGGCGCATACCGCCAGTTTATTGTCGGCAGCTATACAGCGCGAGCATTTAGGTTTAAAGCCGTTTTAACGACCACACAGAGCGATGAAACACCGCAGATAGAGCAACTAGTTATAAATATGAATATGGCTAACACACAGCAATCAGACAACGATATACAGTCTGGCACTGCGGCAAGCGGCAAGGTAATTACATTTCCTGTAGCGTTTAAGACACTGCAAGCTGTAGCGATATCGGTAGGCGATATGCAAAGCGGTGATTTTTATGCTATAACTAGTAAAAGCGCAACAGGGTTTACTATTGTCTTTAAAGATAGCAGTAATACGGTAATAGACAGATTATTTGATTATGTTGCGACAGGGGTATAATAGATGGCTCAACACGATTACGTTATAGACAACCAAACATTTCCAGCAACGCGCACAGATTTAAATAATGCGCTTGCTGCTATTGTTAGTGCTAACGCTGGGGCAACCGCGCCATCTACTACCTACGCTTACCAGCTATGGTATGACACTAGCACAAATAAACTCAAAATGCGTAATGCAGATGATGATGCGTGGATTGATTTATTTGACGTAGACCAGACCGCAGACACTGCCAGCCCTGCTGGTGCGGCTGCTGGTGGCGGTGCTGGTTATTTTCAAGGCGAGAACGGTGCGACAGGTGATACCACTAACGGCAAGGGTGATATCTTTCGGGTGCATGAGCAACAGCTAGACACAAACACCACAATCGCATCGGGTGACAACGCTGGGGCTTTCTTTAGCCTGACAGTGGCAACAGGGGTTACGTTGACGGTCAACGGTAATTTGGTGATAGCATGAGTACATTAAAAGCAGATACAATCGTAGCTTCAGACGGCTCTAGCCCTGTCACGCTGATTAAGCAACACGCGGCAAAGGCGTGGTGTAATTTAGATGGCACATCAGCAACAGCAACATCTGATTTAACTGGTGTAAGAGACAGTTTCAATATAAGCGCCGCGGTAGATAATGCCGTGGGCGATTACACCTACGTTTTTGTAAATGCTATGAGCGATGTAAACTATTCTTTTTCAGCAGCCGTTAGAGGCGATAGTGTCAGTAACGATAATATATTTAATGCGCATTTTAGTCATGCGTTTTCGGCTTCACAGTTAATTATGAGAAATAGAGATGCGGGTGCACCTCGTGATTCACAGCAAGCTTGCATACAGACCTTTGGAGACCTAGCATGAGTGAGATTATTACAGACAAGCTTACTGGCAAGACTGCGGCTGGCAATGTGACTGTTACGAGCGAAGGTGGAGGTGCCACCTTTCAAATCCAACAGGGCTTAGTGAAGGCTTTTTGTCAGGTTGACCAAAGTGTGCCAACTGTTAACGACAGCTTTAATGAATCTAGTTTTTTAGACGTTGCAGCATCAGAACAGGAGTTAAATGTCACAAATCTAATGTCTAGTGTTAATTACAATGTTTTTGGACACGGTACAAGTCAAGCGGTTAGCTGGGGTTTTGCTTTATTTCCAGAACACTCTACAACGCTCAACACTACCCAAAAGAGGCGCACTAATGTTGCTTATGCAGATAGTTTTACTCAAGTAGATAATTTAGATTTAGGCATAAATTATTTGGGAGACTTAGCATAATGGCTGGCAAGATGATCGCAGACACTATTGAAGGAACAACAAATACCGAAACAGTGGGCGGTGTTACTTCATCAATACCTAATTCTGTAGATGTTAAGTATGTTGTGAATGGTAGTGCAAAAGCTCGTATCAGATATAATCAAGATACATCAACAAATGTAGATAGCTACAATGTTTCTAGTTATACAGATAGCACGTCTGGAAAATCAATAGTGGCTTTTTTGTCAGCAATGGATAACGCAACGTATAACGCTATCACTGATGGGACAAACACTGACACAAGCAGTGCTTATGATCAAACTCACTCAGAAGCGTTTACTTCATCACAGTTTCAAGTAAGCACTGGTGTTTATAGTACAGGGGCAATAACAACTGATTTTGTTTTAGGGCAAGCTGTAGTATTTGGAGATTTGGCCTGATGCAAACACCTGAATTTAAAGGCACACATCTCTGGGATAGGTTGGGCTGGGCAAAAGAAAACCTTGAGCCGCATCAGTCAGATTACCGTGTGGTCTATGAGGACAGCATTGATGAGTGCGCTAAAATACTTGTGCCAGACCCTAATTGGATGGCCTGTGCGCTACAGGGCGGCATCTTACCGCCTGTTTGGGTTTATTGGGAATTGGCTAAAGATGAAGCGCAGCCAGATTTTAAAAAGCATACGCGCGGTTATTTGCTACATAACACAGAGCCGATGTCAGCTATGTCGGAAAAGGAATGTATCGAATACTTAATTCAAAAAGACATACCACAATCCATTTGGAGAACGTGGGATGAGGGCAACCGCCCTAAGATGGTCATCTGCAAAAAACAGCAGTTACCGCAAACAAGAGAATGGCGCAACGCTTGGCGCATAACAGATGATTTAGCCGCATAGGAGTTTTTACAGTGGTTGATACATATATCCTAGATAAAGATGGGAACAGCGCAAACGCAAGTGAAGTAACTGTGCCATCTAATCGTGATTTTCGGGGCGCGTGGTCATTATCTGGCAACGTTATTTCCGAAGATTTAACAAAAGCAAAAGAAATCTTTGCTGATAAAATCCGCGAAGTTCGCAAGCCATTATTAGAGGCTTTAGACGTAGATTTTATTAAAGCGCAGGAAACTGGCGCAGATACTACGCAAATCGTAGCCGATAAACAGGCTCTGCGCGATGCTACTACGGCTGGTGATAGTGCTAGCGATATTGCAGCGTTAAAGGCTAGCTGGCCTGCTGCTTGCGGTAATAATCCCTACTCATAAGGTAGATAATGATAGAAATACTCACACTTGCAGCCTCTGTGACAAAGATTGCAGGGGCTATTAGCACTGGTATAAAGGCTGGCAAAGATGTTGCTAGCCTAATGCCTAGTGTTGGCAAGTTAGGGGAGTTGGACGCGCAAATACAAATTGCAGAGGCAGGCAAGCATAAAGGTGTTTTGCGAAAGCTGGCTAGCACAGAACAGGAAGCCTATGCAATTAGTCAGGCAAAGCTAGCGCACAAAAAGGCGATGGATGAATTGCGTAGCCATATGCTGCTATTTGGTGGTGGGGTAGGTGCGTGGGATGCTTTTCAGCGTGAATTATCTATGGCGCGTAAAAGAAAAGCAGACAGGCTAAAGTTTGAGGCCAAAAAGCGCAGAGATAGAGAAATGATGCTAGCTTGCGCGATTTGTGGTATAAGTATAACGGTGGGGATATATGCTATATACTTATGGGCTGACTATTTAAAAGGTGGGATAAATGGATAGCAAAACACCAATAGATTTAACGGCTGCGACCAGCACAGGCGCGGTATGGATGGGGATGTTGCCAGAGATGCTAACGGTGATTGCTACAGGGTTGACTATTATCTGGTTTGCTATCCGCATCTGGGAAACTGAAACGGTACAGAAAATAAGAAACAAGTTTAAAGCAGACTAATGCCATCAGCTACTATAAGCGGTGCGATAGGGGAGATGATAGCCTGTAGTGTTATTATGGGTTTTGAGGGCTGGTCTGCCGCGCACGTTCCTACCGATGGATATGATTTAGTAGCATTTGATGAAATAGGTGCTTTGCGGATACAGGTAAAAAGCGGAATGCCTAGATCGGAAAGTGACGGGCGCAGTAGGTGTTATCACTTTAATAATGGCTCTGGTGGCAAAAAGAAACTGAGGCACGACCAATATGATATCCTATGTCATTGTTCGCTACTTGAACGCAAGTGCATCTTCTATGCAGCCGCGTCAGTCAATAAAACCAGCCAGCGTTATGCGTTGTCGGCTTTCGATGATGTGCATAAAGAAATGGCTAGCTGGGAAAAAGCAGTGCAAATTGTGCGCGAAGGGTTTTGCTGATGGATTGGTCTAAATATCCTAATTTTACAGAAAAAGAGTTTGCTTGCTCACATACTGGCAAATGCGATATGGACGCTGCTTTAATGGAAAAGCTACAGACCTTGCGCGATAAGTATGGAAAGCAAATTACAGTAACTAGCGGCTATCGTGATATTACGCATCCTATAGAAGCAGCCAAAGATAAGGGCGGCATCCATACTATGGGGCTAGCTGTAGATATTGCCTGTAATGGTCAAGAGGCTTATCACATACTTTATTTAGCCTTTCAGTTAGGCTTTACTGGCGTAGGCGTAGCGCAGAAAGGGCATCATAGGTTTATTCACCTAGATATCTATACAAAAACGCCACGCAGCAACGTTTGGAGTTATTAGCATGATACAGGCACTATTACCGCTTTTACAGCCAGCTATAGAAAAGACGCTAGACCTGATACCCGACCCGAAGGCTAAAGAAAAGGCCAGAGCGCAGATGGTAACAGAGGTAGCTAAAGCCGAAGGCACATTTAGAGATTTTGTGGTGCAGTATGAAGGCGCGGCAAAAGATGTGCATATTAGCATCCAGATTTTGCGCGGTACGGTGCGGCCTGTATTAACCTATTTTCTGGC